TTATTTATCCTCCTGATTATCAATTGTTGTTTTCTGTTCTACCTGACTCTTTAAATTCTTAACAATAGGCTGCAAGAATGGTGGAAGTGCTACACCGATATCATTGATGTTTTCCAATATACTTATAATTTCGTTACAGATCAGCCATATTGCCACAACACAAGCCACTAAAAATGTAAATGGCAATGTTATTCCAATAACACCTGCAGAATAAGAAAGGAGCTGGTCTACTATCACACCAACTCCCACCAAAAGCCACATACATATTTTCTTTGCAATCCCTCTTATTCCTTTATAACTATCTATCTGCTGCTTTCTAAATTTAGAAGCCGCAATACCTGTGAAATAATCTATTAGATTACATGTTACCAATAATAATACTGGAATTTCCAGAATTCCCAGGGCACTTAATATAATGCTCCACACCGCTGTTACAATTACTTTTAATTTTTCCATAAGTCAATATCCTTTCTGTTGCACTGGTGCAACTTCAATTTTTCTCTTGTAATATGTTCTGGTTAAGAATCATCATAATACATCTTAAATACCTCCTATAGTATTAAAAGCCAGTCCCAAGACTGGTAAAATGTGTATAACAAATAAACATAACCACTTATGGCCATGTTTATGGATTTTCTTATTTTTCAGATATATGTTCACAAAACAGTAATATCATTAAAAAAGGCAGAGAGTGCCCGCCTCTGGTTGTCCAGAGTGATCTTCTCTACCTTCCTATCTGCCATATATCTTGCCAGGTAATATCTAATATCTCCCGTAGTAATCTGTTTGGCTGGCTTCCCTACCGTCATAAGAAACATATTTAAAATCTTATTATTTATTACCAACAAGAAATATGTCTTCTGATTACAATTTCAACTTTTGCTCAGTAGAAGGCATATATTCTTCAAGCGAAACTCGTTATTATAAGAATGGTCAATGGAGTAATTGGGTGGATTTTGGCTAATTAATTTTGATATAAATAACGATATATTTTGAACCATTACCGACTTTATCTGAAAACCATGCAACATAATTTCCCGTTGAGCCATCTACCCAATTATCTTTATTAAAACCAATACAGTGAATATTATCAGAAGGATGTCCATATATTACTGCTATTGGCGAGTAACCCTCAATAGCATCAAAATATTCATAAATATTATCGGTTTGAGTATTATACATTTTTATTTTTATCAACTCAGAAAAATTGGAGTTTAGTGCAGTTATTAATGATGCTTGCGTACTTATTGCTCCTGTTACAGTTCCATTGCCAATCTTGCTAATATCGGTTGTTCCCAGTAGCTTAACCAAGGATATCACATTTTTAACAGCCGTTTTTATCTTTCCAAGCGCAGATTTAATACTCTCTCCGGCCACTAATTCCTGTAAACTTGAGCTTGCCGTGTAATCTGGCATTGCTTCCTCAACAGCTATATCAACATCTGCTTTCATTAGATAGTCGCTTAGTTCTCCTCCTAAGCAATCCCACATACCATCTTCTGTCTTATACACATTTGTTCCCGCAGGATATGTGATATTCCCGCCATCTTTAAATATACTGTTCGAGGTAAAAGCTGTACTAATGTTATACATTGCACCAGATTCGACATTATTTATATTGGGAAGATTAGCAAATGTAACTGTTCCTTTAGGCTTCAATGCCCCTGTAATGGAAGCCGCCGCTGTTTTTGCCGCGTCCATATAATTCTTGGCGTTATTCATATATGTTTGTGCATTATTCTTGTATGTTTCTGCCGCTGTTTTTGCGCTTTCTGCTGTACTGGCACTAGAAGATGCACTATTCTTATATGTATTTGCATTACTTTCAGATGTTGCTGCTGCTTTCGCACTGGAAGCTGCTGCCGTGGCACTGGAAGCTGCACTATTCTTATATGTGCCTGCATTGCTCTCCGATGTCGCCGCCGCTTTCGCACTGGAAGCTGCTGCCGTAGCGCTAGAAGCTGCACTATTCTTATATGTGCCTGCATTGCTCTCCGATGTTGCCGCCGCTTTCGCACTGGAAGCTGCTGCCGTGGCACTGGAAGCTGCACTATTCTTATATGTGCCTGCATTGCTCTCCGATGTCGCCGCCGCTTTCGCACTACTTGCCGCCGCATTAACAGACTTTTTTATATTTGGCATATATGTTTTATCCAACGCATTTTTAAAATTAACAACATAGGAATACTCTTCCGCCGCAGTGTTTTTATCTGCTTCTATCTGTGTTAATATTTCATTGAACGCCATTAAGTACTGTTGCTTAATGGCATCTGTAGCATCCTGTATCTGATCCTCAAAATCTTCATATGTTCCCATTCTCTTAACGACTCCTGGTGCAAAACACATCCATATCTTCTGATTTCTTCTATCAGAATCTATGCTAACAGCCCATTCACCTGGTTTCATTTTTTCGGGATCAAAATCCTTTTCCATTCCTCTTCTTACATATATTCCCATACAGTACTCCTTTACACACTTAATTCTTTTCCATTTACATATACATCTCCTTTAAGGCTTATTCCAGCTGCACCTCCTTCTATTTGGACAATTCCATTGGCACTTACATAAATACCATTTCTCTTTATTTTAATGGATGCGCCTTTTGCTGGTTCTCCTAACGCATATGCTTCAATTTTACATTCGCTTTCAGTTTCGTTTAGTTCTATGCTTATACCACTGTTCTTGCTTCCGACCAAAAAACCATTTTCAATAATCTCCAAATTACCTATCTTTCCTTTAACTGCCTTTATTCCATCTTGGTTAAGAATTACAGCTATATCCCCATTAGCCGCTTTAAGCTCTAATGTTCCATTTTTATTATTCTCTCCGCCAAGCACTATCTTCCCACCATATATGTAATCTCCAGATATTTTGTTAGCAACGATTACATCCATAACCATTTTCGCCGTCAATGTATAACCATACGGATATGTCTTTCCTCCATCCATGCTCAAGCCTATAGCTTCAGCTGTATATCTTGTTATAAATGTACTGTCTTTCAAATTAGGCTTATCATGCGTGTAATATATCATTCCCCCACCAGAAGTTTCTTCTTGTGTACAATATAACCCTGAGCCTTTTGCAATTCTTTTCGCCAGTTCTGCAATTGCTTGTTCTCTTATAGAGGCCTCTTCTTTTACATCCTTTTTAGCATTACTATCAGCTATAGCAAGTATTTTAGTCACTACATTGCTATCAGAGGTTTTGTTTTCTTCTTTATTTTTTCCGCTGCAAGCTATGCTTGTCTTATTTCTTATGGTATATGTTACGCTTGTAAGATAGCAGTCATATATGTTACCTTTATAATCAATAACACTTACCGGATCCATAGTCTCCAATCGAAAATCAGAGTTTAGCTTGCCTTCTATTTGCCTAAAACGAAATCCTGAATATTTTGCATTAAGTGCAACCAATATTGTATTTATATTGTCCTTATTAATTATCTTATTGTCGCTAATATCTAATACATACCCATCCTCTCCAGCCTGATATAATGTATTATCTATCGTTGCACTCAATCCAGTTATAACAGTATCATTAGCCGCAACAGTAACATCACTTATATCGTATTTAAAAACAATATCTTCTCTGTCTCCAAAACTACCACCTTCCTGGTTATATCCCGAAGTATAGTCTGTAAAGTTTCCGCCATCTGCTGTATCTCCAGATTTATAATTTTCTAAATTACCACCATCAAGAGTATCTTTGACATTAAATACCTTTTTGTAATCACATACATTCAAAACTCCTTCTGTATTAGCTTTTAGAACACTTCCTGCTATCTGCATTATATCTCCTGCTAACTGGCGGTAAGTTGTTATCCCCTCAAGGCTAGTAATTTCAATATCATCATTTGTAAATGACACCGTTCCTAATTCGATTTCACATGCATCAGCTGCTATTTTCAAAGCTTCTTTGCATTTACACGGCAAATGGAACAGTTCCAAATCAATATTTTTTTCAAGTTTATATACATTATCGTGACATTCTATTTTCAGTTCTCCCTTGGAAAAGGTAGGCGTTATCAGAGTGTATTCTCCCTTTTTATACTCATTGTTATTGTTTATAATATATGGAATCACCTTTGCACCTTCTAATGTTTCCATACTGTATATTTCATCATAGTTAAGTATATTAACTGTTAGCGTTTTACAAGATGTAAAACCTATGCTAAATGTACCGCTGTCGCTGCTAACATCTTCTATCATTATTCCATCTTCCATGATCCGAGACGCATTTATCAACAGTTTTTCTCCTGTCACAAGTGTTATATCTATCTTTGCTGTGTCTATGCCCTTCTTTTCAACATTTAACATTAATTACACCTCAATTCTGCTAAATTCAAGCGACCAATATACTTTACCATCCGTGCTACATTCTACAATTTCCGCCTTTCTATCGCCAACATAGATATCTCGTATACATGTTTTATATGGAACTCTTACATCTACATATTCCATCGCAGCGTACTCTATACCATCCACAGCATTGGCTATCTCAGCTGCTTTGTTCCATTCAAGTTTACTCCATTTTAACGGCACAGTGTCCTTTACTGCTACAACATCTTTATGTGCCTTTCCATCTAAAGTACGGCCTGTCTGGCTGGAACTTAGATCTGAAATTGTCTGTTGATATGCATCTGGCAGGGGTAACTCTACCCCTGCCAAAACAAACCTAGGTTTAAATCTTCCCATAATATCTCCTATATTCCATATATTGGATCTTTACCCGTTTTAATAGTTTCTTTTTTATACCACTTAATAAATGCTTTAAAAAATTGTGCCATTTCCCCAGTAAGCTCCACGCCTACATCCACTGCCACCTTCTGTTCGCCTGATGTTGAAAGTTCCTCTTTTATAATCTTTCTTAATAAAGCTTCTGGTGTTTCTATGTTAGTTCCATGTTTTTGATCTCCAAGTACAGCTGTAAATGGGCTATTGGGAGGAATAACAGCACCTTTAGCCAAAAACGGGATCTTAGGCACCGGTATTTTAGGAATAAAGCCAAACGGCTTGGCACCAACAATTGTCACATTTCGAAGCTTACTGAAAGCACTATCCAGTTTATTAAATGGTGCAGCAACCACATTATTAATTCCACTTATGAGGCGGTTCATAATACTTTTAAACACTTCTCCAATGTTTGACGCTATCTGTGAGAAAGATGTTGCTTTAAAACATTTTGTAACACCATTCCAAGCATTTGTGAATATTTTTTGCAATGTACTTCCAACTGAACGAAACGGATTTATAACAGCGTCAACGACAGTATTAATTCCTTTTTTCACAAAGTTTAGTGAATTTGTTATACCATTCATGAGACCCTGCATTAAAAATGATCCAAAACCGGCAAATACAGTAGATGGACTATGTATTCCAAAGAAATTACATACAGCATCTATAATAGGCTTAACCATGTTGTTATATATCCATGTACCTATATTCTTTATCAGGTTCCATATTCCCCCCTGCAATCCTTCAATCAGCATTTCTCCGATATTGTTTCCTATATCAAAGAAAAATGTTACAAATGCCAGAAATGCAGTAACAATCAGTTCTATCAGACCTCGTATTATTCCGCCCCAGTCAACTCCCTTTATTACTTCAAATACAGAATCAGCTACACCAGCCCAGTCAACATTTCTAAGAAACTCTGTAAGCATGGAAACAAGACCTATTACTATGCCTGACACATCCATTCCGAGTTCCTGCCAATTAACTGTATTAATAAAATCAGATATACTCTGTGCTAAAGACAATCCCAGCTGAGACCAGTCAAATATGGATAAGAAACCATATATCCAATCAAATGCTCCATTTAACATATTTGCAAGTGTTATTCCCAACAGTGACCAGTCAAATAATGCTATACTTGCATTTATTCCGTTTCCAATATCACTTCCGAATGTCAAAAAGTCGAAATTTGTAAGAAATGTATTTATTGTAAGTAAAACCGTATTAAGGCCACTAGAAACCGTCTGCCCTACTGTATTCCAATTAATTCCATCGTTTAAACCATTAAAAAATGTTGCAAATCGGATAGATATATTAGATGCTTCCTGCTGAATTGTTCTCCAATCAATGTTTTGAAGTGAGTTGGTTATCTTTTCACCTATGGTTCTGCCAATGTCCGTCATGTCAATATTATTCCAAGCTTCTTTTACCTTTTCAGCAAATGTAGCAGCCCCGGCATCATCCTGTACATCAAATGTGACCGTGGTCCCAGAACTGTTATTTTCATCTGTGTTAGAAGACAAAATATTAAATTCGTCGATACTGGAACATGCAAGCTGTGTCTGTTTTTTTACATTTTTTGTGGCTGCCGCCTGCTTATTCAACGCTTTTGCCGCCGCATTGCTGGCGCTCACACTCTTACCAAATAAAGTATTAGTAAATACCGCAAGCTGGTTTGTTATACTTTTAAGTCCTGCCATAAGTGCATTAATATATGGTAAAACAGCTGTATACACAGGTTGAAACGCTACTAACAAATTTCCTTTAACCGCCGCCAATGAGGAAGAAAACTCTTTATTTACAGAAAGCATTCCCCCCATCTGGTCTCTTATTACATTAAGTCCTTTTGTTATCACCGAGAAAAATAGTGCCGTTTTAGCTAATTGTGCAATTTTGGCAAAGGCTTTATGCATTTTATCTGAAGCCTTATTTGTACCATTAAATGCACCACTTAACCCCGTAGCTTTTGTAAGCGTTCTACCAATGTTACTTCCTACCATTTTAAGAACGCTTCCAAGCCTCTTCTTTCTTACTATAGACCTTTTTTCAGCTGCTGCCTGTTCTTTTTCTGCCTGCTTAACCGCATCGGCCTCTTCCTTCTCCGCCTGTTTAACTGCTGCCGCCTTTTCTTTTGCTGCCTGTTTAGCCTTGTCTATTGCCATCTTACTAGCCTGCTGTTGCATATAATAATCTCTAAGTTCACCTTGAGCATACTCTATAGATTTATTTAACTCTTCTATTGCAGCCTGATCTTCTTTGTATGTTTCAGAATTTTTCCCAATCTCAATGTCTGAATAACTCGCAACCTTATCTTCCAGTTCCTCCAGCTGTTTCTTATATTCTTTTATCGCTGCAATTATGGCTTGTGGTCCATTAACATCATCAAGTTTAGCCATTGCAGCATTAACCTTCATACTTGCTTCTGCAGCTTTTATGGCATCATCCGATAAGCTATTCAAATCATCCTGAACGCCGCTTGTGTCAATCTCTCCGACTGCCTTCTCGATATTCCTTCCCATGTTTTCTATAGACTTGGCTATATCATTGGCCATACTCTTTAAATCCTTGACATCTTCCTCCATTCCGTCAAGGTTAATAGCAGTGTCAAAGCTAATGGTTCCTTCGCCCTCTTCTTTTTTCGCCACACTCGCCCTCCTTAAATGCAAAATAGAGGACTGTATCAGCCCTCTATCCAAATATAGATTCTATAAGTTTTTCTTCCTCGATTTCTTCCTGCGTTTTAATCCGCGGGATATCAATCATTTCTTTATTTTCCTGATAAAACTGGCGCTCATACTTTTCAAGCTTCTTACCCTTGCTTAGTTTCTGCCTTATATACACAACCTCTGAAAATACACATTCCCCTATTTCCATATAAAAGCCTACAAAGGTCCACCAGTGTATATAACATTCCATACGAACCTCTTTACCAGCCACCCTATTTATCGCCGGTATAATTAAGGATTCGTCATGTTCCCAGTCCATCAGCCTTACACTCTGTGTTTTTTCCTCTGAATAACACTTACCGCAATCAATAAACCATACAGCTTTATCATATGCTTCCTGCATACTGTCCTGTGGAAGACTCTCATAATCTCGATATAGTATTCTCATACAAACATAGCATTTTTCATCATCACTAAGTTCCGGATCATTAAAAGCCTGTATGATTCTTAATATATCCCTGTAATCTGTCCTGATTGCGTACAGATTACCACCTACTTTTAATTTCTTTGGAAGACCATTCATGAGTTATCTTCTACCCTTCTTATTCTTACTGCGGCGCTGCTGTCTGTTTTCGTATGGAGCAGTATAACTATTAACTTTAAGATTAACATTATCCATAGTCTCTCCACATTCTTTTCCTATCAGTCTGCCAATTTTGTCGATTATCTCTTCTACAAGAAGCTTTCCCTTGCCAACTCTGCATAATGGAGACTGTCCAGCAAAAAGAATGTCGTATACATCTGCATTAAACAGATAATTAAGCTGTTTCTTTAATTCTACATTAAATGCGCTTATCTGTTTTGAGACTATTTCCACATTGTCTGCCGGGCTCCCATCTGGATTAATAGAAGCTTCTGGCAGACTCTCAGAGATTTTTTCAAGGTTTGCAACAACCTCTCTATATCTTGGAAGAATATTAATATCTCCAGGATTGAAACGTAAGATTCTATTAGAATCACCATTTATCTTGTAACTTTTCAGACCTTCATCAAACGAAAGATTTTCCATTCTCCTCTACCTCCTACGCTGCTGTAAATGTTGGTGCTTTATCAGCCATGGTTACTGTGCCCTGCTTACGGTTTCCATTAAAACTAATATTGTACGGAATTGTAACCGCACCTGCTCCACCACCATAACTCTGTGGCTTTACAAGAACATCTTCTATCCATGCTTTATACGGTCCTTCTACAGTATCAACTACTACTTCAAGAATCTGAGTTGTACAGTCATCTCCTGTAAGTCTGTTCATGCTTATATCAAGCAGCTTCGGATAAATAGCATCCTGTGTATTAGCATAATATGTATCAACACTCATAGACGGCTCATATCCATTGTCCTGAGTTGATGTCTCTTCCCATATGTTTTTCTTGGTTTCTGTGTCCGGATTAAGATCCACATTCATTTCCTCTACATCTTTTCCTATAAGAAACCATACAGGATCGCCTGACCCAAAATTAGCATTAATATAATGCATTAAATGCTTTCTTTTCAGCTTACCTATTCCTGTTTTAGCTTCCTCTTCACTTCCAAAAAGCTGCAACTTAATTTCTCTGTTTCTGTTCATAATTACCTCCTATGAATCTAATGTATACTGAATAATTATCTGCAATTGATACCTTACCGGTCCCGTTACTTCATCATTCAGATAAGTTACAAGCATTGCGTTGGCACAGTTCATATTCTTAATATGGCCGTGATACAGCTCATGCCCGTCACCTTTAGTAATCTCATACTCATTTTCTTCTACATGCTCAAGGTAGAAAGCCAGTTCATCAAGGAATGTACTATTACTTAATCTGTCATAATCAGAAGACGCCTGACAGGTTGAATACATAATCATATCCATCTGTCTTACCTGTCCTCCAAGCACATCTTCCTTTATCTTACTGTCTCCTGTTACAAAGAGTCCGGTTTCTCCTTCAGTATTATCCGAAAAGTCATAATGAATATTGTTGGTAAATTCATCTATCCTTGGATAGTTCATTATTATTTCTTTAGCTGCTTCTAATACTGTCATAGTTTGTTGGCTAATGCCTGTGCTCCTTTCAGTATCTGGTCTTTCTTGGCTTTTTTCATTCTCTCGAAATAAAAAGCTCCTCTTGTTGGTGCACCCTGATATTGTAGGTCTCTTGCTGTTACTATCTTTTTAGCATCCTTCGGTGCATATGTACTTCCTGTAGGTTCATATATCATCACTTTACCTTCGTGCTGGAAACGTGCATAAGGTGTATCAACATTAATTACACCAGAACCTATAACCGTACTGGTTATCATACTCTGGATCATATGTCCTTCATCTCTTGGCATCATAGGCGACATCTGTTTCATAACTTCATTATCAATAAAAGTTTGCACAGGGCCTCCTTTTTGAAGTCCTTTTCTTTTATTTGGGAAGTCCTTTAATGTAGCCTTAAAATTGCCTTTGCACTCAAATTTCATATTATCACCTGCAATTCAGTTCATAATGCTGCATATTTCTACTTCCATAGCGCTTATCTGCAGCCTTAGTAATCTCATATACTCTTGTAAGTTTCTTTAGCTGCTTAAGGCTGTCAGATATGTCCTTGTCGCTTGTATTATCAAACTCAAGTTCACATTTACCTTTAACAACAATATCCTTGCGAACAGTAAATACCATATTGTCTGTTTCCGGTATACATATATACACTTCATCTGCTCCGCTTGAGCCTTCCTTGCTTGTGTTCTTCTGTATACTATCCTGCCAGAACACCTTTTCAATGTAATGTCTTTCATATCCATTATTTGTAAACGAATACAACGTCATATCTGAATTAGTGTACATCTTCCGTCTCCTTTTTCTTGGCCGGCTTTAATTCTTCAACCACATATCCGCTTTCTTTTAAAACGGAAACAACATAATCATTGTTGCTATATCCCACTCCATTTCTAAACTCTATTCCATATAGAATCTCATTTGTTTTTTGTGGGGCTGTTATCTTATATTTCATGGGTACATCCTCCTGACATCACACGGCTTAATAAGCCTGTGTTAGACAAATACATATTAACAAGTTCCTTAATATCAGTTTTTAATGCTTCTTTCTGTGTAGTGCGACTTTCGTATGACACAGAATAATCACCAACTTTCTCAGATGTTATCCCCTGTGTCTCTGTTGTCTTATCATATCTGCACATCTTTTCAGCAATAGCACATGTACACTGCTTCACTTTATCTGGAATATCCTTCACATTTTCAATGTTCCCATATGTGTAATGGCTAAGCCATATTCCAGCCTGTTCCGCATAATAATCAAAATCGGAGGCGCTAATAAGCGCCGTCCTGCCTGACAGGTAGTTATCTGTATAATAACTATATTCTGCGTATCTCATTAGCACCTCCTATATTAAGCACTTGGCAAAAGAACAGAGAACGGACATCTCTTTGTCTTATCCTTCTCTTTAAGGTTTACAGGGTTTGGTATCTCCCAGCCAAGTCTCATAACGGCTCTTAAGGCAACCATATCATTCTGCATAAGGTTATACACAATCTCGCCTGTTGCAGGATCCTGAATAACACCTTCTGTAAAAATCTTGTATGTAATATCCTGTCGAATAGAAAATACTAACTGTTTAAAATCTCCGCAAATCATAAGTGCTTTAGTTGCATCAAAAGCTCCATTTAATGGGAAATTCATAGGGTTTCCATCAAGTACATACTGAGTTGCTCCCTGCATATCTGCTTTAAAAAGTGGATGTCCGTTCTTATCAACAAGGCCTCTCAACTTAGCTCTCATTGTCACATCAGCAATATGTCCATTAGGAAGATATCCCGAATTCTCAATACATGCAATTACACCTTCCTCATCCATAATATCTGCATAGAGATCACTTGTTAATTTTTTCTCTGCCTTTGCAGCCTTTGCTGTAGTAACAACATCATCTCTCCACTTGGTCGGCTTGTCTTCACCAAAAAGAATTGCGCCATCGATTTTATTTGCAAATGCTTCTGCAATACGTGGTTTAATTTCTTCCCAAAGATCATACTCAGAATCGTCGAGAACAGCTTCCGGAATTGGTACAATAACTGCTATCTCTTCTGCATATATTATCTTTTTTTCCCATGCTGCTCTTGTCGTTTTTTTCACCCCTGGCTCACCGTTAACAAAATATGCTAACGGAAGCATATCCAATACCGGCATAGATGTTTTATTGCTTGTCATATTAGGAAGCCTTCTTCCTAACTGTAACACTGTCGAACCTTCAACAGCCCCCTGCATAATTTCTTTACTTGCCTGCTCCGGAATAAGCGTCTCAGCATTTTCCCTGCTTACCATGTTTCCTTCAGCGAATCTCTGTAAATTTAATCTACTATTTCTGTTCATCTTTACCTCCAGTTTCTCTTAAATGCAGCTTTTAAGGAATCATTAATCTTCTCATTGTCAGTTCTTGTATCAGTATTTCCATTTCCAGATACACCAGTAGATACTCGTACACCTGCCTGCTGTTCTTTAAATCTTGGATTATCCTTTAAGAACTTATCTGCTGCCGCATTAAAATCTGTCTTATCGTCAACCATCTTGTTGACCTTAAATGTTACATAATCCAAATCATCTTCTTTTACTTTCTTCTGTCGTAAAAGGTTCTGATTTTCCAAGGCTGCAAGTTTTGACTTGGCCTCGTCTCTTTCTCTTTCCAAAGCACTTACATTAGGCTTTGAAGCTTCCTTCTTTGCCTTGTAATCCTTAAATGCCTCTTCTGCTTCCTGTCTAGACATGCCCTGCTGTGTAAAGAAGTTCGAGAGTGCTGCTTTTTCCGCTCTCTCTGCTCTTGCAGATGCAATCTCTTCTGCCTGTTCAAAGCTGTAGCTACCATGTGTTTCTTTCCCGGCTGTTCCAGATGTTCTCTCTCCGTCGCCGTCACCAAAGAGCTGTAAGTTTAATTTTCTTTTCATAGAAAACCTCCTGTTGTTCCGTGTTTAATGCCTCTCACGTTTCGGCACGAAAAAAGGCGCGGTCATTTTTGACCTCGCCTTGATTTCGATATATTTTTTTCATTTTAAAGATTAACACACCTGAAGCGGACAAAACGGACAAACTTTTTATAATTTTCAGAAATTGCCCTTGCACCTGTCTCAAACGCCCTTAATAACAGGATTGTATCCACATCTGGATTCTTACATTTCAATTCCATATATCCGTTTTCCTGCCTGCATATGCACTCATTTTTAGTTAAATTCTCTATACTCATAACACACGTCTGACTTATAGCTGATACTGCAGCACACACAATATCCTTTCCAGGTTCAGCATATCCCGCATGTCCATCTATTATAAATCCATTATCATACATCTGTATCAATATCATATTACACCCTTCCAAGACCATCTACTGTTACTCTGTCTCTTCTCTCTTTCATTCCCATTTCTGCCGCAAAATCTGTATATTCAGCGCTGGTCTTTCTATATTGTGCCCTTGCCGCCTTTATCTGTTCCTGTTCTGCTCCTGACTGTTTTAACAGGTGTATATCCATTCTCTGTTTTCTCATTAGTGCTTCGAGCTGTCTCATTCTCTGCGTTATCTCGTATGTAGTATATTCCTTGCCATTGTACTCTCTTTTTCTGTTTTCTTTAGCGTTCATTTCATTTAGTTGTTTATCTGTATAGAGTCTTACAGACACACCCGGAATGAAAGCCCAAAAATGATGATAACAGTTAATGCCACATAACCCCAGAGGGTCTACGCCATACCCTGTTGTTTGTACAAAATCCGGATATTCTTCTGCTGCCACTTTATCTCCTTTCCGTTGCACTGGTGCAACTTGGGTAAAATCATTTCATTAAGTGTTGATATTTTCTTGATTTTGGATATAATATAAGTAAGATATCTTATCTTTAGAGAAATCTCACAAACTCCACTGGGGGTGCGTTAGATTTCTCTATTTTTTTGTAGATACTTTACAATCTTATCTCCTTTAACAATCACTACTCTTTCAGCATGTTTTGTATTATAATATTTTGTAAATACACCTTCTGCCTGCTCAAAGATTTCTTCATCACTTAATTTACTGTTTGTTATATCAAAAATAAAATTTTCAGCTTGTTCCCTCTTTTTATGAACTATATCTCTAATTAAATTTTTGCTTGTACCATTCTTTAATTCTTTTAAATCCCATCTTTCTCCTGCTATTAAATAGTCTGGTGCATGTACATTTTTATATATTCCGCAAATTTCAGGAACAAGATTTACCTTTTCCCCTAATTGTGAACTTAATATTTCTGCAATTTGCAATTCTCTTAAAGAATTATTCTGTTTAACATTTATATTATCAACTTTATATGTTACTCCATTTGTAGTATATTCTTGTAATTCTTCAATTTCCCCTGTATGTGTACTAACTTTATTAGTATATTTATCAGATAAATCAATATATGAGCCTTCATAATTTCCCTGATTATCCGCATCTACATTTTTGCCATTTACTTCATTTCCCCTGTTCCACTTAAAGACACGTCCCTGCCATACCTGATGTGTAGGTCTGGCGGTCTCGTGCCAGCTTACTTCTACATAATCCGTGTGAAGCTTGTCCATATTCTGCTCTGTTACCTTTGCTGTAACCTGTGTAACGGCTGTCATTATGGCACGTCTCGCTGCAACCTCTATACGACTGGTTCTTCCACTTGCATAGTCTATTGTTCGTATTCCAGAGTTGGTCATCTCATTTATAGTACGCTTAATAACCTGACTATAGCTGAATGCTCCACTGGTTATTTCAAATACTGCACGGCTTAAGGTATCTTTATAATACTTAGTTAGAGGTACCCATGTCTTAACGCCTTCCCTCTGGCGCACAAAGCCCATTGTATTAGTAATATTCTTATATGTCCCCTTTGTCTGGTCCTTTATTGCCCCTATAAACTGTTGGAGCTGTTTGTTGTCTTTGTACGCAACAAAACCAGCTCCAACAGCTTTATATAAATTACTATCCCTGTTATACCCTCTCTCAAATACATCACCAAATATATCTTCAATTTCAGAGTATGTAAGCTTTAATGTCTTTTCAACATACCTCTTTATCATTTTTTCACTTTCGCCCATCTTTACAAGCTGGAAGATATCATATTCTGCCGTTGCTGTTATCATATTATTTTCTTTTATCCTGGCAACAATATCTTCCAGTATCTTAAGCTCTAAGTCTGAAAATGCCTGCTCTATTGGCTTAGGCATCTGTTCCATTTCTTCCTGCGTCAATGCCATATGTTATCACTCCAATACTGTTTCCTGCTCTGGAAGTTTCTTCTGTGCCTCTTCCAGCGTTTCCCCGTAGTATTTAGATCTATATTCTGCCAGAGACATTACACCCATAGATACATCATTTCTGTCTTCTTTGCGGATTGTGTCTTTATCCTCAATTATAGAATCATCAAAATCTATGTTTACCTCTGCCTCTTCATTTACTCCTGCTCCTATACTGTTACCAAGCCGGCATATTATCGATATAAGCTCTGTAATAACATTGTTCAGGATAATTTCATGTTTCTTAATTGTTCTGTACATATCGCTATTCTCAGATATTACCTGTGTTGCTGTGGTTATATTGCCATTCTCAAATTTATAGTGTTCTGTACCAAAACCTGTCTTTACAGAAAGAATATTGAGAAAATCATTAATACCTTTATTGTGAGCTTCCGCCCTTATCTCCATATTGCTTTCAACAATAGGCTTTTTGTCGTCCATATTCTCTTCTGGCAATTTATAGAACACAACATCGTCTGGATCAAATTGCTTGTTTCCGCCAATTGTTTCCTGCATAACATCATGGCTTACATATATTCGCTTCTTTCCGAGTACAAATTCATTGACATAACTGTCATACGCTGTGTCACACCCCTTTAACTGGTCTATTGCATTTGCATATATCGCAATCCCCATAGGATTATCTTCATCAAAGTTATTGGCCACATTGAGCTTGTCTATCACAAATTGCCGCTTACTACTGCCAGTATGTATAACAGGGGTCAAGTTTTGGAACGGTGCCATGCCTTTCCATAGCGCCTGCTCTACTTCTGTGCCAGCTCCCTTTGTTGCCTCTACAACGTGGTTATGTATTACATACTCTCCATTCTCTATAGCATGTATCTGTATAACAGCATATTCCTTTGTCTTATATGTCTTAGGAAACACGAAAGCGCATTCTTCTATGTAGTCATTGCTCCAACTAAGGGGATATATATTATCTGCTGCCACATAATCAATTTTTACTTCTCCATGTCCTGCAATAAGTTCTCCTGTTTCTTCATTCGCCATTGCATTCGTTATATATGGCACATATGCCACAGTCCCTAATGCAGCCTTCTTCTCCTGATATGTATTCCCCAGCACCTGCCAGTTATTTTTCTTAAGAACATCTTTAACATATTCACTTGTATGCTCATCATTTATCGTTATTGCTACATGCTCATTAAGCAGAAGGTCAGCCATATCTTCACTAAGCTTCTTAGCCATTCCCATAGCCCCTCTTTTGCAATTAATATACTTCTCACCGGAATATATCCTATATGAGTGAAATCTCCTTACATTAGATTTGTACCAACTTTTCCATTCTTCTATTTTGCTGTAAAACCCTGTATCTATTGTATCGTAACCATATTTCTGTAAAAATTTTGTTATTATCATTTAGTCCTCCTCTTCCTGTTCTGCTATAGGTAAAAAGTACTTAAGATACTTCCACATTCCCATAACCGCATAACGCATAGCATCCATGCAGTGATCATTTATCTTCACTGGTACTTCTTTCCCCTGTTCAATTGATTTGGCATCATATTCGTATGTACCAGCTTCCCGCGTAAGATTCTCCTGTGTTGGAGATACCTCCAGCACCCCATATGTCATTATTTTTTGTGTTCTTGATATCCCTAACGCAACATCATTTTGAGCATCTACTATCTTTACAGCTGGGCACTTACGCTTGATTTCTTCCGCGAGACCTTTGGCGGAAGGATCTATATACACAATGGCTGTCGCTATTCCATATTCTTTCTGCAGTTCTTCAAAGTATTCTTTAAAGTCTGCCGCATACTCTGATGGGGATTTCTGTTTACCTTCATCTCTTCCAGAATAATAGTATTCTTTAAGCCCTCTGAATTTTTTCTTTGCAACATCCACCCCCCATGCCTCATAGGTTGTTGCGTTCATCTGTCCATAATCCACTCCGATTGCAACCGGATAAACAGCTCTTGGCGGCTCAACTATCATGTTGGGGTTAAACATGTAATATATGATTTCATCTATTCCGGTACTCTCTCCCAGCCACACCCAACGATATTGTTTTTCATCAGATTTTTTTAACGTCTCCGCTGTCTCTATAAGGTCCTTTCCTACCCACTCTGGAGGAACATCTTTGTATGTCGTGTGAATATGCACACAATCTGGACGCTTCTCCATCTTTTTACACCACTCTACGATTGGAGCATTGGGATTCTTGGGTGGATTGTATAGATATATCATTTGAAAGCCGCCATTATTTCCTCTGGCAAATGTCGCTTCTATGTTTAAAAGCTCATCTTCTCCATCTCCATCATCAAAGAATTCTGTAGCTTCATCGATAATTACCAGTTTTATAGGCCTATCCTCGTCTATAATACCTTTGGTATCGTCGATACCGTCCGAGCCTGCAAAATACATCGTATTCCCATTTTTTAAATATTTAATCTCCATGGGACTCTTGGTTATATGGAACTTGCTCTTAGGTACTTTTAATCGGCTAATTCCTCTAAGCATCTCCTTATACACGGTCTTTCTAAGCTTATTGTGATGCTTTCTAAGCACTACAACCGAACCCTTTTCCGAAGAAACAATCTGGTAATCTCCCCTTATCGCTGCGAAGCTGGATTTCGTTCCAGCTCGGCCAGATGTAAGAATGATATGCTTAATACTCCGATTATTAAATAATGGCTGGTATTTAGGTATTATCAAATCACTTATCCTTATTTCAGACATCGTTAATAATCACCACGCTTTCATCTTCTCCATCATCTTCCTTGTGCTGCAGCTTATCTCTTTGTGCATTTAACAGGTCAATTTTTGCTTTCTGCTCCGCTGTGGCCATATCCATATGTGCCGCGAGCCAATCAAGCGCTTTTAACTGGTCATACATCTTAATTTTTATTCCATTCTGTCCCTCTGATATTTCCGCCAATATACTTGTATCCGTGTAATCGGATTCTTTCAAATCAACATAAGAATATTCATTTATTTTTTGCTTTCCCGTGTTAGGATCTATAATAGGAATGTCCCTTCCATCCTTCTTAACCCACATAGGGACCCTTTTCTTTCCAAATGTTACATAATCCCCAATATCTGAGAACGCTATATCCATATACTTCTGGAATATATCTTCCTGAGTTAAATACTCTCTTGTTATCCGTTCTTTTTTAAGAATATCTATCATTTCTTTAATCTTAGGATTCTTTAGTAATCTGCAACCCTCTACTGCCGCCGTACTGTAAGAACAGTTATATGCCTTTAAATATGCTCTTGTAGCATTAAAGCATCTAACAAAATACAAACAAAAAAGCCGTTGTTTCTCAGTCAAATTGGTATTGTCTTCTACCATCTGAACATCATTCACAACAGCTTCATTTTTTGTGTGCACACCTTTTTCAGTTTGTGTGCATACTTTTTCAGTTTTGTGTGCACACTTTTTCGCATGTACACTTTTATTGGCTTTCGTCCATCCATACCTTGTTTTCCAGCTTTTTATAGTATTAATACTTACACCATACTTCTGTGCCAGTTCCTTATATTTCATGCCGGATATATAGTCAAGTTGCGCCTGTTCATAGTTTGGTGCATTTGGCATGCATTCACCTCCATTCAAAAACTCCGACTGCTGCCAGTGAATTTCTTCACAAGCCTGCTGCCGGAGTTTTCTCGATAAATATTGGGGGAAGGTCTTATCAAATCGTTTGATATCGATTCCAAACTAAATACTAACACACTTAAAGCGGACAAAACGGACAAAGATTATTTTTTTAAATACCTTTCCATTTCTTTTCTACAGCTTTCCGCAGTACAATTCTTCCCCATATGCATAGCCACCTGATACCATGTCATTTTGTCAGTGTACTTAAGACGCATCATGCGTCTCATTCTTACATTAGGTTCTTTCTCTATTAACTCTTTAATCCGCTTAAGAATATTATCAATCTGCTCCTTTTTTAACTGCTTCATCTGCAGCTTTGTTTTCCTCTCAGAGTATATCTTATGTGGAAATCCCTCTATAACATAATGCTGCTTGCCTCCGTTACCACCAGATACACTATCTCTTTCTGTGTAGCCTCCCTTACGTGTCATATTGTCAAGGTCCTTTTGGATCTGTGTGATTTCCCGCTGTAAGTCTTCCTGTTCTTTTATCAAATCAGGATATTGTTTTAATAATTTTTTGATATCGTTCAAGTTATTCATCACCTACCTTCTGTAATATAGTCTTATCTGCTGCCAGTTCTTCAACATTCAGGATTTCTAAAACATAATACTGTTTGTCTGGCGAAGCGCCCCACTTTGGTCTACCTTTTCCAATCCATAATCTACATCTTGCTTTTATTGCTTTAGAATTCTTGGAATAACCATTACGAAAAATAATCTCCTGAACCCTGTCTTTCCTTATCTCCTCTGGTACTGCCTCTCCTTGCAATAACTCAAATTCGCTTCTATCTAAGAAATTGTCTGGTGGATATAATGGATGTATGGTTATGGCTCCGAACAGATTCTGGAATCTTGTTTCGTAATATTGTTTTATTTCCCGATACTCTTCTTTCTTCTCTCCTGAAAGAATCATATCATACCATTTCTTCTGAATTGGCAATGTTAGCATTATAAACCACCTGCCTTTACTATCTCGATTGCTTCATCAGTAAGAATATCTTCCGGTTTTCCATGCAACCTCAAACCAGAATTAAACTCTTTGCTTCTTTCTTTTAATTGTTTCACAACCTTATTAACATCATAGGCTGTTGGCTGTTTATCGATAAAATCCAGTATTGCTTTTATCTGACTTTTGTTGTACTTTTGCCCTTTAAAATTCAGATTGTCCGCATCAATCAGTCTCATTTTCCCTCCTGTTTTGCCGCTAATATATATTATCTGTGAACCGTCTTTAAGCCAGCATGCGATCGCATTTGGTATCTGGCTATTATCATTTATTCCAGCTATATGTATACTACTAGCAGGCTTGTAATCAATAATTCTTGTTCGTATATGCTTTTTAGCTTCTTTCAACAACTTTTTATAAGTCATATCTAACTCCTTTATAGGTTCAAGTAACTTATTCATGTTTCCTCTCGACAAACCTCTCTCCATCACACCAAAAATAATCTTCTGTCGGCATGTTGTTCTTTATAATTGTCTTATTGTTACATGTATATTCTGTTACCACACTCTTGGAGCAGTGCTCACAAGTCATCTCCGTGAAATCTTCGCACCTCTCAATCTTAAGTATCTCATCAAGATCTGATTCGTTGTTAAGCTCATTTATGCATATTACGAGGCTGTTATCTCTTTCTATCTCTACTGTACTACCGTCTTTCTTTGTTATTTTCCACATATAATTACCTCTCCTATGTCATCTATTGCTCTTGAATATTCATCATAGAGATTGTCATCATTAACACACATATTTATTAAGCAATACAAATATCCCTGAGCATATTCTATGCTGCACTGTTTTGTCTTAATTTTATTTTTTAAAATTATGTACTCAGACTTGAAATCCTTGTCTTTGTGTACTTCTGTCGTTCCTGTTTCATTCACTTTTTCAAAGTAAAATTTTATTGGCTCTCGTTTTTCTTGTACCATACCAAACCGCGTGGCTATATTGTAAGTACACACATCCCTTTTCAGCCTGTCTGGTATTTTCTGTAATTGCTCTCTAAATGTCTCTAAATCCATCGTTGACTTATATCGATTGCAGGAGCCGCAAGCTGGCATCATATTGCTTACATCGTGAACATCTATGTCCTCGTCATACTCATAATTTCTTAAACAATGCAGATGGTCTACATTAAATCCTTTTTCCGGTATCTCGCAACCACAATATGCACAGTGACCATTATATTTTTGATACACAATCTTTCTAATCTTTTTAGGAATAGTTTTCCGCATTATCTATTCCTTCTTTCTGCTGCCATACTACCTCCATATACCCATGCTTTTTAGTATCATATCTGCAAGTTTCTCTGCTTTTTCATCCAAAGTCTTCTCCTTCTCTTTTTCAAATTCTTCATCCGTCATCAGGGCAATTTCCTGCATATGCTCTATTTTGCTCTTAGCAAAATTCTCCGAGAGTCCTGCTCTAATCATGCCTTTATACACTTCCCTTGTTATTACTCCTAATTCTGCTGTTAATAGTGCGGGTGTTCCCTCCATTTTGATTCTTCCTTTATCACATTTAATCATAATCATTCTCCTTATTATTTTATTAGGCAAATCTTAATTGCCCTGTCTTTTTCTCGTTTATACTGCAGTTAGGCATTCTCTGTGCTATGCATAATTCTTTAAGATTAGCTCTTACCAGTGCATTAGGTACCATTGGACTAACAGAATTGCCACATCTCTTAACCTGCTCAGCTCTTGGATATGTCTTGCCTGTATAATCGCGGTCAATTATGTAATCTGCCGGAAATCCCTGGCATCCATACAGTTCTCTAGGTTCCAACATTCGCAAACCAATATCTACAATTTGATAATCCACACCTTCTATCGTTACCAAACCAAATCTATCCTTTGTTGTAACTGTATCAAGTGGTTGCTCTATATCCTGCCCTGTTGCATCCCCGTAATATTTAATTAAAAACGCTCTGACTTCTCCAAAATGCCCTGGTGATGTGGTTATGGTATGTAATGGTTCTCTTAAATCCTGTCCTGTGCCGCTTTTATAAAATTTGCTCAAAAATGATGTAACCAGTCCGTACCGGTTTGAACCATCCACAGTCATGATTGGATTTCTAATAGTCTGCCCTCTTACTTCTCCTTGTGCTGTCTCGGAATGGTACTGGATTAGCGTTGGCACCACCAGCCTGTTATGATCTACTGTAGTGATTGTGTCTATTGGTTTATCGACTCTGCTACCACTGCCTTGATAATTACCACCATATGCCTTATCGATAATCGGTGTAAGCGTTGGCTCTACAATTCCATATCCATGTTTACCTGTAATTGTTGGCAATGGTTCTTTAGTATCCAGCTATCTTCTGTCTCCACCATGATTACACTGAACAATAAAAGGCTCTGGGTTATCTAAAACAAATTTCTTCAAACCTCTTGCGATCCTCTCCATTGTCTTAGGTGCTAATGGTCTTACCGCTTTTATTCCATATTTCTCCTTTATCTGTTCAGATGTATCAAAGATACTGGGGCATGGCCTGCTAAAATCTATCTGCGTATATGCTCCAATATAAGGTTTTAGCAATCCCTTTTTCACAGCTTCGCTGTCTGCCGGTGCATGTGTAGGCTCTGGCCATATAATAGGTCTCTTGTCACATCTTGCAACCATAAAGAATCTCTTTCTCATGGTTGGCGCTCCGTAATCTGCTGCCACAAGCTCCCTAAACTGGACTTCATAACCTAAATCCTGGAGCTGGCTTACAAACTTATTAAATGTCTTTCCCTGCTTTGCTTTTATCGGATGATGTCCTCTATTCAGCGGTCCCCATGTCTTGAATTCTTCTACATTCTCCAACATGATTACTCTAGGTCTTACCAGTCCAGCCCATCGGCATGCTACCCATGCAAGACCTCTTATATTCTTATCCTTTGGCTTGCCGCCTTTTGCCTTGCTGAAATGTTTACAGTCTGGAGAGAACCAGGCAAGCCCGACAGGATGCCCATTACATGCCTGCACTGGGTCTACCTGCCATACATCTTCACAATAATGTTTCGTATTCGGATGGTTTGCTTTATGCATTGCAATAGCCTTAGGATCATGGTTAATTGCTATATCCACACTAAAGCCGGTAGCTTCTTCTATTCCGGTGGAAGCTCCGCCCCCACCAGCGAAATTATCAACTATTAATTCCCCGTTTATCATATCAAGCCCCCATAAAGTCAAACAGCGTAGGTGTTTCTATCTCATTTTCTGCTTCCTGAAGATATCCAACACCATCTCTGAAATAGTCACAGCTCAGTTCTATTCCATAGCCGTATCTTTTCATCTTTACTGCCGTCATTGGAACTGTCATTAAGCCTCCAAACGGGTCAAGAACCATATCACCTTCATTGCTGTATCTGTTAATGATTCTTTCAACAATATCAAGCTGCAGTGGGCATACATGCATCTGCTGCCTGCGTCTGCTCTGTGTTGTATTAAGTGTTCTCATTCTGTTTATATCATCCCATACGTCAAGGTTATTCCATGAACCGGGAGCGACAACCATAAATGTGGCTGGGAGCTTATCATTTTTATCTAACTCTTCCGCAAGCTTCACATGTTCTTCATAGCTGTATACATTGGAGCGGCTGTATTCCCTGTACACTCTCTGTAAATCATCAACACTGAATTCCTTAAGCTCATCTTTGCTTATAAGCCTGTTCCCGGAACTTCTCCAGTATCCGTGAGCATCTATCTGCCATTGTGCTCTTGTATAATCTTCCTTGGTTTTCTTTACAGGATCATCCGCATATGCATTAGATTTATCTGTTGGAAGTTTTCTGAACAGAAGTATATATTCTGGACAGCCTACCCCCATCTTTGAACCGTCTTTGCACTGTTCAGACCATCCAAGGCGATATGTCTGGTTATTCTCCCTGACCACATCTGTAACAACTGTTATCATTCCAAAATACTGAAAACCATGTTTCATGTAGTGTTCTATACACTGTGCATGAAACGGCTCTATTGTAGGCATTCCAGTTCCTGTAGCATTTCCAAATAATACCCTGTCTTTTACATGGATGGCTGCTACCCTGCCAGGTTCAAGAATCCTTAAAAGCTCCGGTGTAAGGAAGTCCATCTGCTCAAAGAACTTTTCTGTGTTCTCATTGTGTCCGAAGTCGTTATAATTAGCGCTATACTCATAATGGTTTCCGAATGGAATGGATGTATGTATAAGTCCTACAGAATTACTCTCAATTCTTCTGCACTCTTCAACACAATCATCATTTACCGCTGTATAATGCTTTCCCTGTACTTTCACTGTCTCAACTCCCATCTTTCTCTCTAACCGCTTTATTTTAGATGCCGGACTTAAACCATATTTCTTTACAATATCCGTCATTTTCTTAACCATGTGATTATGATTCTTCCATTTCTCAAGCAATGCTTCTTTAATCTGTCTTTCGTTCTCCATGTATATAATGTCTATAACAACTGTATCTGTCTGTAAGAACCTGTAACATCTATGCACCGCCTGAATAAAATCGTTAAACTCATAATCAATGCCTAAGAATATCTCCCTGTGGCAGTAACGCTGAAAATTACAGCCCGAACCTGATATTGATTTTTTTGTTGCAAACAGCTTGATTCTTCCCTGTGCAAAATCAATAACACGCTTTTCCCTTATGTCATAATCCTGTGAGCCGTATATATCTACAACTTCGGGTATTGCCTTAAGAATTGCTTTTCTCTCAGACTCTAAGTCATGCCACAAAAGGAAATGCTCCTCAGGCGAACTCTCTACAATCTCTTTCATCTTTTCAACACGCTGGTCAATGCTGTTTCTTTTTACATCTGCAGCTTCCTTCAAGCCTGCTGCCGCTTCTGTAAATAACTGCATTTGTCCTGTTTTATCAGACGTATCCCCGTAATGTATTGGTATCTCATGCCACCTTACATCAAGCGTCGGTAATACATATCCCTCATCGGAATATTCTGGATTTACATCTGAAGGTTTCGTTATGAACAATGCCCATGATGACACCCACAGCCAGAATTCATCTTCCATATTCGGGTACAATGTAAGATTGTTTGCCTTAGTGCTGTCTCTCTGAAAGAATCTTGTAAGTGCCTGCCCTGTGTCCATTACCTCAAGATAGCCGGCATAATGTATAAGCTCCTTGTATTTGTTTGGACTTGGCGTTGCTGTGGCTACAAGCTTGTAAGGAACATTCTTGAACTTATCAAGAAATGTCTGGTATGTCTTACTTCCAAAAGATCTTAAAACACTTGCTTCGTCTAAAGATGTTGCAACAAAATAATCCGGTCTTATATCACCATCTCTTACTCTTTCATAGTTTGTAAGAACAATCCTGCTGTCACAGGATTCTACTTCTTCCATGCTTCTGCAATAAACAGGTGCATCATATCCAAGAACATTCTCAGCGTCCTGTGTAAATTCCTGTTTTACTCCAAGCGGAAGAACAATTAAAGCTCTTCCTCCTTCATGATTTATTACCTGTTTACAGAATTCTATTTCCTGTATGGTTTTACCTAAACCAAAACTTTCAAATAAAGCTCTTTTTCCACCTTTAAGTGCCCATATTACGGCATCCCTCTGATGTGGCTTTAATGCTTTGTTAATATCTGTCGGATTTACTTCAAATCCGCTATCCTGTGCAAGTTCTATCTTGCTTTCTAAAAACTCCTGGTATGTCATTTTTTGAAAGGAACATCGTACGAATCACTCTGGCCAGAGTTCCAGGCTCCTTTCTGATATTCTTATTTCTCTGCTGCCCTCATGCATTTATATGAGCAGTAACATTTACCATTTCTTTTGTAGCCCCATGTCTCTCTGCTTACCGTTATTGTGGATACATATTTACCACATTGTGCACAATAAAACCCAAAGGCGTCATTGCGCTTCTTTACTGGGAGACTTCGCCTTTCTGTCAGGCTTATCCCCTTTTACTGTTACCGCGTCACTCAAAGCTGATATACAGGCTTCTAAAGCCTTACAATGTTCCTCAATTACCTCACCTAATCGATTCTTGATATACTCAACTGCATCATCTGCTATGTCTTTCATGCCTGGGAGCTTGTACAGCTCTGTATATCCTGCGTAATGGCTTCTGTCTTCACTCGGCTCTCCCTTAAATAAATCTGCTCCTATAAGTTCTTCCTTGACGCGGTACATATCCAGTACCATATTTGCATCATCTTCAATTGCAAGCCCCAGCCTGCCTATCTGTAACAATGTTTCCTGTGTCATTATTTCTCTCTTTCACTAATGTTTATAACTGCTGCCACAACATCTTCTCTGTTCCATTCTGTTTTTTCATCTGGTGGTGCAGTTATTGTCACCCTGCCTAATTCTTGATTTATATCCATTGTATAAATCCTGTTATGTACACAAATCTGATACGCTGCTTCATCAGCATATAAGATTTCCATGATTTCCGCTGTCTCAAGACCTGAAGTGTATATTTTGTCTCTCAAGTGCTTATTATCTTTAAAAAGCTGCTGTAATACCTGTTCAAGCACATTGTTATCCGCAAAATCTTCATACAAATAATTCTTTCCAAATGCTTTCATCCATTCTCTATGGCTGTATACCTGTTCAAAACGTCTTTGACCTGCTCTTATAAGTTTCAAATCTGTTTCTCTGCTCTTATGTACAGCTTCCGCTCCCGTTCTATGGTCTTTTTCACATAGAAACACTGTAAGCCCATACTTTTCAGCTATCTTTCGGTTTGCTACTCCATGCATAACATGGTGTTTTTCTAAGCCATATGATGTAAGAGGTCCAAAATACCCCTGTTCCTCTGCTCTCATACGGCACAAAAAACATTCCTTTGTATTCTGCATTATGCTTCTGCTCATATTCTCCTTTCTCCTCCCATAACAGGGAGGTCTGCTGCCATATTAATAGTTACTGTGATATATATACTTAGATAAATAAGTATCTTGTAGACATTTGTGGAGTAAAACACTTCTCCAATTCTGTATTTATGCCATTTGTAGCCATCTTGATTTTTAATATGTCGCTGCATGCTGACATTCATATAATTCTCTTTTCAACTTTGCTATTCTCCCTGATACTTGTGTAAGATGATTTACACGAATACTGGTATTAACTGCACTTTTATCCTCATCATATGTAAGAATTGCCTGCCTCAGCCACTCCTGTTCTTTCAGCTCATTCTTGATTCTTTCTTCCTCACTGGCATTTCTCATATCCTGCCTCCATCTTCTTAAGCTCGTATTCCATCCACTTACTAAATTCGTGTGACGCATCCGACCAGCTTATAACATGTCCACGGCTTACATTAAGGTACTGCTGCCACAAATCCGCGTTCTTTACCGGCTTGCCTGTCTTTTTTATCCAACCAGCCTTCTCCCACTGTTGTGGCCAAGCATTACGACAGCTGTTTAACACATGCTCACATTCTGTATTTATGCGGATTTCGCAGTTTTCGTGAAAGCGCATAAGTGCATGTATTATTGCCTGCAGTGTTGCCTGGTTCTCTGTTACATTCTCAAGTGTACCTTTGCCATTACGGACAAATTCTTTGCCATTAATAACTATCTTTAAGACATACATGTATGCGACATGCTTACGGACTACTGGTCCTCTAGCACTTGTTTTTATATAAACATCTACTTTCTGCACTAACCACACTCCCTTCCTTTATGTCGTCGGAACTTGGCTTCATAGTATCTAAAGCCCATCTCAGATATTCCGGTTCTCTCAGAATCCTTAACCATGTAATATCCTTGTTTCTCGTACTTGCGTATTGTGCTTCTCCTTGTTTTATCTGCAAACGTATTTGCATTAACTACCTGTTTTACAATAGTGGGCTCTTTTAAATTCCTTGAAGAATTCCACCGTTTCCCTATTCTTCTGCCAAGTGTTTTCTCTGTCTTATTGGCATACTTAACAAAATACTGTGCAATTCTTGTATAATCATTGTCGCTGTCCAAAGGTTTCACATGGACAAACCCGTGATTCCAACATTTCTTTAATACACGCACATCACATATGCTCATGATCATGTGAATATGATGCGCTCCCTTGCTTCCTATCTCTTTAACATAGATGTACTTTAGAGGACCAATGTTCTCAAATTCTCTCCTCAAAGCTTTTAGCAGATTGCGAATATCTACTGTCATATCATCAGGTGTGGGAGGTCGGCTCTCCCTGGCATAAGTCCATGTAACCAACATTCCTGTCTCATCTGTAAAATTGGTATTCATCTTTGCCGCCAGCTTCCTTTCTGCCAGTCTCCGGTTTATGGTTTCCTGTTTCGCTGTTGTTACCTTCTCCCGGCTCTCCCTTCTTTCCCCTCGACAGTTATATCTAAGGGTGTGATATCGTCTTATTGTTATTACGCTACCTGCTATACATATTTCCTTTATGTATGGCATTAAAAATTGTCTCCTTGGTTCTTAACTTAATTAATACAATCAAGTTTTTATGGGGATTTCTCCCCATTATTTTTCTTGATATCTCAGTCAAATATTGACTTTATTCTTAAAATGATTTATTATGTATTCAAGTTGTTACGCAACTTGTCGATTTGGTTCGAGCCGCTTCTCCAAGCGGCTCTTTTTATTTACTCTGTCTTATCCTCTGTGACCTTATGTTCTCTACGGACATGAAGGCGTTCATCACTATCAAGATACACACTGTAAGTAACCCCCCCATCTTTAATTGTGAGCTTATCAAACTCACTTCTCATAACAGGTCTTACTGCAGCTTTCAGTACCTCTCCTATCTGTTCACTGTTAGCAAGCTTCAGGCACTCGTCTTCTGCCTTACGCACTCGCCTTTCTACATTCCACCATGCTCTTGCACCTTCACATTTGCAAATCTTAGTCGCTTCCTCTGAAATGTATGTATCCCAATCATCTGGTTTGTCTTCATATGAAGCTACAATATCATCATTAATCTCAAGCATTGCCTGCTGCCCGCAATACATGCACTTTCCCAAATATGTACTTTTAGTCATTTACGCCTCCCTGAGTCTATAACTCCCCACTGGAACTCCATTTCTATTTTCTAACTTATGTAATCTGCACATCCACTTAGCTGCATCTTCAATGCGTCTATCGTCTACCGCCGCATTAATGCGCCTGTTGTATGCAATTATCAAACCTATGTCTCTCATCTTGCCTCCTTACTACGGACATACCCCATTACGCTAAGAGCCTGCTCATTGAGGCGCTGTCCGTATTCTTTTTTTGTATTTTTATCAAGTTCTGAAAAATCAATCACTTTCTCTCCCTCAATAATTTTTATAACTATATTCATCAGTTCACCTCATGCCCTTTTATGTTTTATATGCTACTTACGCTTTTTATGTTCATTGCATAAAAGCACGATTATTATGCAGATAATAATGATCATTACTCTTGCCGTATAATTCATTTATTCCTCCTTCATCTTCACCCAGTATTCCGTTTTAGCTGTTACAACCGGTATATTTTCTTCCTGCATATACCGGAGTAAATCTTCTGGTTTGCCAAAATTGGCATATTCGGTTCGTATAATCATTACCTGCCCCTTTCTTAAAATCCTTGTATAAATGTCTTTTTGCTCCTATACTTTAATTACTGGTGTTGCAGCACCTAGTTTTAAGAAAGGAGATTCTTATGGAACTCACAAAGATAACCACTAAATTTGCTGTTACTCTTTACAAATGTTACTTACAGCGTGTTGAATCAGGTATTCCCAGATCATCTGCTATCGAATTTAATAGCCTATCACATTCTGAATTTCCTGATTTCTCCGATGATGATATTGATTTCTGTATTAATGAAATGAAAAGTCATAAATATATAAAGGTCGATATCTTGGGAAATATAACGCTTCAATCAACTTTTATATATGATATGGAGAATCGTTTTAAATCCGGTCTGACCGAAGTTATCAAATTCTTAGCAAACTTAGCGTCAAATATCATTTAATTTGCTCAGCTAGTATCGAATGGTACTAGCTGATTTTTTCTCCATCTTTACTATATGTGCTTATTTCTTTTGTTACTGTTGCAGTACATTCCATAGTTACTCTCCACTTAGTTCCATCAAAATTAATCTGTACAGATTCAATCCCTTCTCCTATTGGTTTTCCATTAAGAAGAAATATCTTGTTCTGTGCGTCTACATATAAACTTTCTAATTTATCTGGAAGCTCTGTTATTGTTTGTGTCTGCACCTTCTCACCTCCTCGATAGATAATTACTTGTGTAAATGTTCTTTTACTCCTATACTTTAATTACAGGCTATTGCAGTAGCCAAGTAATCAAGAAAGGAGTCTGCTTATAGCACAATATGTTTTACTTGGAAAAGCTTTTGTATGTCCCTTTTACAAAAAGCAACTGGTCTTAACTGGGAAATATCATTTACTTAACGAGAATGACCACTACGAAGGTACTTTTGTTACTTTCACCTGTCCCATAATTGAAAACAGTAAACTTCATAAAGACGACCAATGCGAAGAATACAAATATCTTCAATGCTTTATGCGTTCTGAATGTACCTGATTAAAAGACTTCCCATATAAACACAACATAAAAGAACCTCTTTAGTTTTTATCTATTGTTGTTTCTCTTTCTATTAGAAAATCAAAGTTTTCAGCAGCCAAAAGTTTAGCTTCCATTTGATTCGCATAGCCTTCTATATTTTCTATGGAAGGCTTATTCTTTTTACATTCCTCTAAAATCCCTAATGAATCTATCCTTGCTTTCTGAATTATTCCTTTTAATTCTCCTATGTTTACAATTCTTTCTGAAACATATTTCACGCTCTCACCTCCTCGTTTAAAAGATTTTCTTGAACTTATGTTCAAATACTGCTATCATTAATTTGCTCATACTGGGCAGGAAAGGAGAACCTATGACACTTATAGGAAAACTTATCTGCCCTGCTCTTTTTAATTAAGGTTGCAATTGTGGTCCCCCAAAGCACGTTAAACTGGGTTTAAATGTAATAATTAGTATGGCGTAAAGCTCCGCAGAGTTACGAGTTGGACCCGGTAAAAAAATCCTCACCATACCAAATGTTCCCTGATTTCCACCAGCTAATGGGCAGTGCAATTTACGCTGAACTAAAACAGCATAAGTGGTAGAATACTTCATAGAAACATTTAGCGTTATTAGATGTGATGAAAATCTGCAAAGTATAAAAAGTAAAAAAATTTAGCATGAAACTGTTAGAGATAACGCCTCTGACAGTTTTTTTGTTTTATTAAGAACAACTTGTAAAGAAATACTTTGCTATATCCTTATCTTTTATCTTTAACAACTCTTTTGCTCTGTAGATTTCGCTCTGCCTCCATTGTCTTGCCCCTGTAAGCTTCAAAGATATGCTTCTTTCGGACAACTCCATATCCTTTGCAAAGCCACTTTGATTTCCATATATTTTCTTGATTCGTTCTCTCAGATTCCGATTATCAAAACCTGTCATGCATCTTCTCACCTCCTTGCAAATACGATTAAATCGTAATATTAGGGTAAAAATTTAATTTCACTATATGTTACGCCATATACCTGTTCTATCTTTTTTATAATAGGTACATCTGGGTATGATTTACCTCTTTCATAATTGCTAAGAGTGTCCTTAGTAACGCCAATTAACTTGGCTGCTTCAACCTGTGTAAGCCCTTTATTTATTCTTGCACTCTTTAATGTTATAGACATTTGCTTAACTCCTTTCTTTATTGATGTTTTAACTATAGTACGATTTAATCGTAATGTCAACGATTTTTTCGTAATTTTTTTATATTTATATTGATTTTTTTACGCTTTTATCATACAATTCAATTATAATTGAACTATAAAAAGGCGGTGAATTGATGAGCGAATTAGGAAATAAAGAAATTATGTCAAAAAATATCAGAAGATTAATGAATGAACACCATAAGGACAGACGTGATATATGCAATGATTTAGGATTCAAATATACAACTTTTACGGATTGGTATAATGGCAATTCATATCCAAGAATTGATAAAATTGAAATCCTCGCAAACTATTTTGGTGTAACAAAAGCTGATTTAGTAGAACCTGCTGATAAACTTGAAAAAAAATCCTATAGTATACCTGTTCTTGGTTCTGTTCCTGCCGGTATTCCTATAGATGCTATAGAAGATATAATTGATTATGAAGAAATTGATTCTGCAACTGCTTCTAAAGGCGAATATTTTGGTTTAAAAGTTAAAGGACATTCCATGGAACCAAGAATATGTGAAGGCGATGTCCTTATTGTAAAAAGACAAGATGATTGTGAATCTGGTGATATAGCAATCATTATGATTAACGGAAATGATGCTACTGTAAAAAGACTTATGAAATATGCAGATGGAATTCGCCTCTTACCAAACAATCCTGCATATGAACCAATGTATTTTACCAATGAAGAAATCATTTCTAAGCCTGTAAAGATAATTGGTAAAGTAGTTGAAAATCGACAAAAATATTAGAATGGAGTTTGTCTTATGAACTACTACAGATTATTTATGGATAAGATATACAACTTTTTTCGGATAAAAGAAAAGCCTAATATTGATAATATATCTTATGACGAGGAGCATCCAGACAATAAACATAATTCATATGATGATAGGGCACAAACTTGCGTACAGGAGGAAATCCCACAAGAAGATATTTTACCAGAAGACGACCTTGAGTATTCTGAAGAAACATATTCTTCTAACAACATACATAATCCCAGCAATATTATTCCAGGAACGCACGCATATGATTTGCTTCATCTTTCAGAACACGACACAGAATATGTTGACGATTGCATTAAAGAATCTGAATCATATCCTATAGAATTACAAGCCATAAAACTTGCTGAGCTTGCAAATCCGGTCATCTTTGCTCCACGTTATATATTACACAGATATATAATTTTAAAGTATGAAAATTCTTCTCTGCCCTTTGATATACTTGCTGCAGCATTGGCGTACAATAACAGTAGTTCATTAGAAAGAAAAAATGCTATAAAATATTTCGAAAAATACTTCATAGCAATAAGTAAACTTCCACCGGACCATTATGTATTTAAAACAAAAACCATATTCCCTCTGGATCTGATATACAATATGTATGCTAATTTATGCGAAAAAGAGTATATGTTTGACAGAGCTTATCTATACAGACAAAAAAGGATTAAGTTAATTGGTTATATGGATCTTATTGATTCAGTAGGAATTGGCCGGATATTACAAAAAACAGATATAAACAGATGTGTAGAATTTTATCAATCATGTGTAAACACTCAGCGAAATCCTGAAGACCGTTTGCGCTTTAAAAATTTATATGATGATGCTCTAAAAAAGCAAAGCAGGAATTATCATTACAGACCTCGTCCACACAAACCTACTGACTGGGAACTCATCGCTAGAAAAATGGAAATCGAAGGTGCTATGATTTTTATTGATAAACATAATAAAAAATAACATATGGAGGTATTAATATGAGTGAAAAAGAACAGTTATTACAATTAATTGAAAATGTACCTGAAATGAATGTGTAAAAAATGTATTAGAAATTATACATTCAGAGTCAGTAAATTTATTGACTTTTAATTCATAATAGATTAATATATCTCAAGAAGATATGGCTAACTTGTTTGGCTGTGAATAGAGGACTTGAGATAATTATCTCAAGTCCTCTATTTTCATTTTAGGAGAATGCATATGAATAAAAACCCACAAGAATTTTTAACAATCGATCAACAAATAGAGCTACTAAAAGAACGAAAATTAATCATTAATGATGAAAAACTTGCAAAATATACTCTTATGACATATGACTATTATGAAGTTATTAATGGATATAAGAAAAATTATGTAATAAAACTAGATAACCATAATGAGGAATTTAAACCTGGCGTTTCATTCGAACAGATTTTTTCTCTTTTTAAATTTGACAAGACCCTTAGACAAATGATAATGATTGCTCTTGTTGATTTAGAAGAACATATGAGAAGTTTAATATCTTATGTTATAGCGAAGAATTACTCTTCTAAGCATATAAGATATTTAGATTCAAAAAATTATATTAATACTAAGTCAAAAAATCCTCATTGGAGCAAAAACGAAATATTAAAGCAATTACAATATGTAATAGACAATCCAAAACCTCCTGTAAATTACCACTTAAAAGAATATAACAATGTTCCACCTTGGATTTTATTAAAGCAAGTATATATGAGTACGCTTTTTAACTTTGTACGAATACTAAAACCAGATGTTAAAACAGAACTAATTATGTTAGCTTATGGCGTTTCAAAATCAATAGCTGAACGCCAAGAAATAAAATCTTTATTTATGGAATCCCTTATTTTTTTCTTAGATTATAGAAATATGGCTGCACACGGAAAATGTATGTATTCTTTTATTCCTAAAAACACTGTATCTGTTGGTAAAAAAGCTATTAAAGAGCTCAAAAAGGAAAATTATGATATTTCTGGATTACAAAATACATATGGAATAGCTAAGCTAATTAACCTATTGTCATTATTTAATTATAGATGTCCTTTTAATAATGTCATAAGTGTTCTTAATAGTTCTTTTTCTCAACATGTTATGATGTACCCTAATGATATACAGCATCTGACTGAAGCTATTGGTTTTAATGATGATATTGAACTTACCAATCACAATATCAAATACAAAGCTTCACAAATTATAGACGCTAATGGAAATATTGATTATGAAAAATATCATGAATTATTCCCTAGTTCCCCAATATTCTCTGATAGTAATGCTGCTGCCACATTAGAATATTGCAATAATCAATTCATCGTTAAGCATAATTACAGGAAATCCAGAAAATATAATGCTAAGCATTATCGAAAAAAAAGATTACATAATAAGATATAACTAAATAAAAGCCCCTGTGCTACCAACACAAGAGCTTTTACCCGCGACTTACAATTAAGCTGTGCTCAATGATATAATCGCCCTAGACAAGCCATATTATATCATTCTGAACACCGCTTTTGCAAGTAGGTGTATTTTTTATACCCATTTTTAGAGTTGCACCGGTGCAATTCGCATATATTTTACAGAAAGGATGGTTAATATGGCTACAGATATTGCAAACATGAAAGTAGCATGTGCTTATATTCGTGTATCTACAGACAAGCAAGAAGAACTCTCTCCTGATGCACAGAAGCGGCTCCTGATAGATTATGCTAAAAAACATAATATGTCTCTTCTTGCTGAAAATATTTATATAGACAATGGTATCTCTGGAAAAAAAGCTGATAAAAGACCTGAATTTATGAAAATGATTAGTCTTGCTAAAAGCAAGGAACACCCTTTTGATATTATTCTTGTGTGGAAATTCAGCAGATTTGCCCGTAATCAGGAAGAATCTATTGTTTATAAGTCATTGTTAAAAAAGAACAATGTAGAAGTCGTCAGTATATCAGAACCATTAATTGATGGTCCTTTTGGAAGCCTCATTGAAAGAATAATTGAATGGATGGACGAATATTATTCTATCCGTCTATCTGGTGAAGTTTTAAGGGGTATGACTGAAAAAGCTCTGAGAGGTGGTTACCAATCCTCTCTTCCTCTTGGTTACAAAATGAATAAGGATACCGGCATACCTTACATATATGAGGATGAAGCTATTATTGTAAAAAAGATATATAAAGACTATATTGCAGGTCACAGTTACTTAGAGATTGCCAGGGAGCTTAATGCTCTAGGATATGCAACAAAGCGTGGTGCAGCATTTGAAGGCCGTACTGTTGAATACATTTTAAGTAATCCATTTTACTACGGTGCTATCCGCTGGAATCGTCAGAAGCATGATGACCATACTATTAAAGATATTAGTGAGTGGATTATCGTTATGGGCAAACAGCCAGCTATTATTGATAAAGAAACCTGGGACGAGGTGCAGCACCTTATGGCTTTAAGAAGCCGTCCATACAAAGCAAGAGCTGCAGGGCACATGAAGCACTGGCTCGGTGGCATTGTAAAATGTTCAGACTGTGGAGCTTCTCTTATGGCCGGTCTTAATGCTACAAGATATCAGTGTGGTAATTACAATAAAGGAAAATGTTCACACAGCCACTACATTAAAACTGCTGCCCTTGAGCAAGCCATATATGAAGCATTTGAGCGTGTTTTAGATGGTAGCATGGATTTACACTATGAGTTAAAGAAATCTCCAAATGATGGTAATACAACAGACAGAGACATGATTCTAAACCAGATATCTAAGCTTGGCGATAAGGAAGCCAGAATAAAGCAAGCATATAGAGATGGCATTGATACCATAGAAGAGTATAAAGAAAATAAACAGCTAATCGAAAATGAGAGAAAATCATTGGAAGCACAGCTTGATTCTCTTAAGTCGTCTGAAGCTGATTCTTCTGATGAAATGTTACAACACATAACATCTGTTCTTAATATTATTAAGGACACTTCTAAAGATACTCTTACAAGAGCTAATGCTATAAGGAGTGTTGTGGATCATTGTGTATATGATAAAGAGAATGACAAGTTGGAAGTGTATTTCTTCTTACAAAAATAGAAGGGAACTTTCCCTTCTATTTTTAATCAGTATATATTGTATCATTATTTTCTTCTATTGTTTGAACTTGATCTACATCTATTCTATCGTCTTTGTTATAACAATAAAATGCTGCCAATGCAATTATTATTAAAGCGATAGAAAAAGCAATAATAACCCTATATTTCCTATCTAATTGTCCATGAATACTTCTTATAAAATCCATTAACAACCACATCATAAACATAAATATTAGTCCTACAATACAGGCAATGATTATAAGCTTGTAAACAGATGCATGATGAATATTATTTAAAACAGAAGCCGAAAGCGTCATACCGCCAGTAAAGGCTAATACAATTGCTGCAAATATTCCTAAAATTGAAATATATTGTGTCTGCATTTCCTTTTCACTTTGTTTAAAATCTTTAATATATGGCTCCATATATGATTTAAATTGATTATTTAGTGACTCTTGCGTATTCTTATTTAATTCCTTCTGTTTATATGCTAAATTACAATGATCCCAAAATTTGCAAATCATTCTATAACATCTAATATCGTCTTCATTTTCATTCATATTAGCATCTGCATAATCAACAAGTTTTTCAGCATTAGATAATATTGTACCATCTTCCTTGTCATCTATATCAAATATTCTATTTGTTATCTCAGAGTACAATATTCGCTCTTTTTTTGATATTTTCTTAAATTCCAAATATGTATTTTGCACCTGTTCATCAAATTTATCACTTGGTGTCTGTAACATATTTAATATATTATTTATCCGTTCTTTTTGTTTTGATGTAATAGAAGTGTAATCAGATCCTTCAATAATAGATTCAGATTCTAAATTACTATTCTTAACTAAACTTTCAAAGTCACTTTTTGAAGATTTTTTCTTTATTATGTCCTTTATTATTTCCCTTATCATCATGCTGAAAAATACTTTTTTATATCCTCCTTATATATTGTTTTGTCAAATGAGTTATATGCATTTATCCATGGCTCCTGACCATGTGTTATTGACACAAGTTTTGATGTACTAACATTTCTAAACAAATCAATGACATGGGCAATATTATTTTTATCTGCTTTTGATATAATATTATTGTCATACTTTACAAGCTTCACACCTTTGAAAAATCTATTTATTTTAGGTATATTGCTTCCACCAAATGCTTTATATTCCTGATAAACGCATGGAATAACCGGTCCAAAATCCCAAGCTTCAAAATCCTCTTTAAATACAGGCATTTTATTTTTTAAGCCCAAATAATATGCCTGTATAAAATATAATAACTTTTGTAATCTCAAGTTGCTTATATCATACTCCCTATCATTGCAGTAGTTAATTACAAACCTTGCAATATCCAGAACGTCATACAT